ACCGTTATCTGAAAGTTTACGGAGGTTATCGTTTGAAAGGAGACAAATTTACAGAAGCAGAAGATAATTTAATTAGAGATTATTATGCTACTACGAGTGAGCAGGATTTTGACCTGGATGAGCTTGTTAAAAAGCTCAAAAGACCGGAAAAGACAAATGTTTGTAGGCGTGCAAGACAATTGGGATTAACGCAACAAAGCAGGCCGCAAAACAAAACGACTCGCGCAAAAATGTCTGACCGTGCAAAAGCATGGCATGCGACGCATGAACACCCAAGAGGATATTTAGGGCATATTCATGGAGAAGAAACTAGAAAAAAGATAAGCGTAAAATCTCAACAGACCAGAGCTAATATGACGGAAGAGCAAGAAAAGGAAAGAATAATAAAAATGCTAAAGACAAGACACAAAAATGGAACACTTTATAACCCGAGGTTCAAAGCGTCATGGAAGGCACAATGGGCTGAAATTGGAGGGAGGAAAAATTATTATCGTAGCAGATGGGAGATGAATTATGCACTGTATCTTCAATGGTTGAAAGAAAATAATCAGATTAAAGAATGGGAGCATGAGCCTGAAACTTTTTGGTTTATGGATATCATGAGAGGCACAAGGTCATATTTACCTGATTTTAGAGTAACTGAAATAAATGGTGATATTGCATATCACGAAGTTAAAGGATGGATGGACGATAGAAGCAAAACAAAAATTAAGAGAATGGCAAAATACTATCCTGAGGTAAAGCTGATTGTTATTGACGCAAAGACTTATCGTGATTTAGAAAAAAAGGTAAAGCATTTGGTAAGGGGGTGGCAATGAAACGCAAGGCGGGTGTCTATGGCAACGACGGGCAAATCGACCGCCTCTTTGTCCTGCGCGGCGAGGTACGCGATACAGCCGCCTGCGAGGTGCGTATTGAGGTGATCGCATGAGTATCGAGTATCACATGCTGCGCTGGCGCAGGTGGAATCTGCTCCGTAATGGCACGCCACAGGGGGCGCGCTGTAATTTGGGCAAGCTGGCGCAGTCCACGCCCGATGTTGATGACGTCGCGCCGCTGTCGGACGTTGAGGCAGAGGCGGTTAATCAGGCGCTGGCGTCGCTCAAGGCAAGGTATCCCGACGCGCACCGGGCGATTGTGGCGCGGTATGTTGAGGGCGCGTATGACTCGCGCGGGGTGGCGCAATACTGCGGCTTCAGCCAGACAGCAGCCAAGGTTTTTCTGCGCGAGGGTCATGCGTTCCTCGACGGGGTAATCAAGTAATAAAGAGGGAGCTATAGCTCCGCATCGCAAATGGCGAAAAAATTCTAAAAAGGGCTTGACCGAATATAGTATATACTATATAATACCCCCATCAAATAAAGGAGTTAGTCATGCAAATCATCAGTTCACAAAGATACCTCAACGACGAGGTCGTAGCCAAGAAAATCGCCAACGAAGATTTTGAGGTAACAATCTCCCCGGCCTTCATCTTTGAAGGCAAAGAATACTGCGTTGTTCTCGATGGCCACCACAGCCTTGCCGCAGCCAAAGAAGCAGGTGTTGACCCCATCTACGTCGAGGCAAACAGCCAAGACGATGACCGTGTATGCCTACTGGAGCGCGGCGATATCGAGGATTTCCTCGAAGTTACTTACATGGACAGCGATTGGCACGACGTGGAGACTGGCTATGACCTCTGGTAATAGCCGCCGCAGCCACGCTCTTATCCGGGCGCAAGAAAAGTATGCAAAGAAACGGGTTATTAAACCCGTTTCTTTTAATGCCGAAACGGAGGCTGACTTGCTGGAAATAGTGGCAAGAATCGAAGACTTTTCCGCTTGGGTCAAAGAAAAATTAAAGGAATCCAAATAAAGAAACCGCCATAATGGCGGTTTATTTTATTCGTCATCATCTTTTTCGAGGAATGCGATCATGTCTTCAGTCTGTTTTTGAAGTGCTTTAATACGGTTATTCAATTTTGTTCGTTTGATTGCTTCAGATACCGTTGCTGGTCGTGATTTCCCTTTCTGTCGCTCCGACAACTTCCGTTTCCATTCTTCCGATTTTGGTCTTTTAGCAGCCTCAATAAACGCTTTTTTAGAGTTGGGATGCACTGGCTTACCACGGTTGGCAGCCGATATTTTCGCACGAGAGAATTGGCTTTTGGCTTTTTCCCGTCCTTTAACCGCAGATTCCGGTGTAATTTTTTTAGTAATAAGCTCCTTATATAGGCGCTGTGTCCCTGCGTTATTTTGCCTATCTACGCCGAGGGTGCGTCGCCATTTAGCGACCGTAGTTGCCCCCACGCCAAACCAATCGCAAACATCTTGAGCGGACTCATTTTTGACAGCCTCAACCAAATCACCGCACAAAATCAATGAGTGCGCACCTGTCTTTTTCCGATATGGCCATGAGATTTTGGCTGCGGTAAAGCCACCAACCTCTACACTGCCAAAAATTTCATCATCAAGCCAGTCGCCTACGCGGCAGGATGGGGTTTCATATTTCTTGTTCATTATGTCCCTGTGCCAAGTACGTCCGCACCGTGTCCATAATGGCAAATTGCTGTACCTGCGACAAGGCAACCAACTTTTCCGGTAATCCCTGTACCTGCGGAAGCAACTGCGAAGGAATGATCACTCCATGATGCGCGAGAATATCTCCTGCGATATTCAGTGGGAGCGGTATTTTGGTCAAATCCCTGCCACGATAAGTAGCTATAATTTCCTCCCATTCTGTATCCGAAAGTTTCGGTAGATTCTCCCGCACAAGATGTTGTAGCATGGCCAAAGCTGCATTGATTTCAGCCGATACCACTGGGTTTCGGCTACGCGCTGCAATATAGGCTTCGCTAGATTCAGAAAGATGAATACTTCTTTTCATGTGTTTCCCTATTAAAAAGGCGGGCTTTGCGCCCGCCCGTTTGGTCTATTCGCTTAAAATTTTAATTGACCAAATTCATTTTCATACAGGCGATGAGGCTTACTATTATCACCATAGAAAAACGTTTCTACTGCGATCCCCCAGGTTTTTCCATATTTTCTCGGAAAAAATTCAGGGCTAGAATACTCATTATGACGAAGATAATAAACATCGCATGGTGCGTATGTTTTGCCGTCATTAAGTAGTTCAAGTTCGCTCCGACTATTTAGATAGTTAATGGCTTCCGCTTTAGTTGCAAATGAAAGTTGGTTTTTCATAATTTTCTCCTTTTGCTCGCCTTCCCGAAGTGGGTGGCTTCTTGCTTATGCCTTGTTGGCATGGGCGTATTATAGCGCTTTGGGTAGGATATGCAAGGGGAAATATCCTACCTTTATAGGTTTGGTAATAATAATATGAAAATAAAGGTTATTTTTGCAACCCTCTAAACACAAGTTGCCACATTACGCACGATTTTTTATGTATATTTGTGCCTTCATCAATGGAGCCATTATGTTTACCGCACCACAAATCTCATGGCATGGCGCCGGGCGCCCACTGCCGGGTTATGACACCACGATACACCATGGGTATTGCGCTACCTGCGGCACACCAATTGACGGAGATGCCGTCCATATCAAGGAAATAGAGAATCCAACGTTCACCCAGCACGCCGATTTCATGGCGCATGGGCAACACGTTTGCCCGGCCTGTGCATGGCTCTACGGGGCAGGCAAGGGCAAGCCCGGCAATTTCATTGCGACTCCGGATAAGTATGAGCAGGCGGTTATCAGCCTGGCGTCAGTAGTGGAGGACAAGCGACCGTGGCTGACTATTATCCGTGAGATTGCAATGCTGCCACCGGACACGCCTGTCTGCGGCGTGCTGACGACCGACGTTAAGCCGCGTCTATGGCCACGTATGCAGGCAGCAACGGTTGGGGCATTCGGGCTGTATGTCTATTCTCCCGATGATGATTTGTCGGCATTCGTGCCAATGAATCTGTCGGAGCTGTTACACACGATAGACACCATTATTCCAGCGATGGAAGCAAAATTTAGCAAAACTGAAATTAAACGAGGGTTGTTTTCAAATTTGAAAAAATGTCAGAGGAATTTAACAGCGGCAATGGAGATGGAACAGCAAATCTCCCCTTTGCGTAAATTAAATAGTTTTATTCCTGCCGTTTTAATGGCGGGAATTGGAGGATAATATGTTGCAAAAAATAATGGGCGACTTGTTGCCCGAACAACGGGCGGCAGTTGAAATTGTAAAAACTGCGCTGGACTGTTACAACAGTAAAGATGGCACTGGACTTTTTACAGGCTCGACCCGCTATGATGTCTTGGCAACCCGCATGGCTATTGCAGCGGCACAGGTCCAATCCCTGATCGCATTCTGGGCGAAGTTACAACAACGAATGCTGTGGGGAGTAACGCCTAAATCGTTTGACGAACAGATTGTCCGTGTGTTGGCAGCGGATGAGCCACTTAAAGTGCTGACAGCCTTGCGTAATGAAACGGCATCACTGGTTATGCTGGCACGAATGTTACACGATATTGACAAAGATGGGCGCTTAAAGAAGGGGGCGCCCAAAGGAACTATATTTGCTGACGATATTACAGAGGATAACCTAACAGGCAATTTCGACGACGATAAAATATTCATGGGAACAAATATATGAAATATACTGCATTGCTAGAAGCTGTTACGCCGGTGGCGCATGGTGATACGTCCATGCTGAATAACGGGAGCAATACCCGTATTTTTATGCGGCAGAATACCATTGTGAACGGATACCCGATGCAGGTTCCCGCCATTTCCGAAAATGCGCTGCGCAGTGTCATGGTACGAGCGCCGATACATGATGATTTGATGCAGCGCCTCGGTATCGGCGAGGGTGAGCTGCCGCAAGCGGTGGTTAATTTGCTATGGTCTGGTGGTTCAATGGCGGCTGGCAGCAAAGCCCCGGCGCAAGCGATGGAAATCGGCCACAACTTGAAAAAGACCTACCCCTCGCTCGACCTGCTCGGCGGAGCGGTGGACGGGTTCATTTTGCCCAAATCCCGGCTCAATTTGAGCGCATGGTTGGTATGTGCCGAAAACCGGCGCGCCCTGTCCTATATTGCGCCGGAAATCGCCGAAATGGCGGCTGTGTCCGCATTTGACATGATTGCCGAGGAAACACGCACTCGCGGCACTGGTAGCGACAGCGAGGGGAATCAGATGGTGTACACCTACGAGACTCTAACCGCCGGCGCGCAAATCCTAGTTGAGTTTACCCTTGACCCGCATACCCCGGATCTAACGCTATCCTGTTTGGGGGCGGCGTTAGCTGCTTGGGACAGGTTTATTGGCGGACAGGCGCGACAAGGTCGTGGACGCATGGCAATTATCCGCCATGACCTGCCAGCACCGGATGCCTATCATGAGTACGTCACTGCCAATGCTGATGCGCTCCGTGATGGCCTGAAAGACGGCACGTTTGGGAGCAAGACGGTTCTATGCGCCTAGACAAGACACGCCTACCTGAAGTCTTCGGTAGCCATGCAAGAAAAGGTTGGAGCTTCATTGATTTAGAGAAAAAATATGAGGCGTTACCCACAACCTACCTGCGCATTGTTGCCATCATGGGCAGCCCTGTCGTGTCCGGCAGCGGTTATGACGTACATTTGGACAGCTTGCTTTCGGCGGCTGTCCTCAATCTGCATCCCTGCTCTCCCAAATATACCGACGATATGGTCGTCCCGCTCCCGCTCAAATTGCTGTGGCTGCATGACGGCTGGCCGCTGTGGGCGGCATCCGACATTATCCCTGCCGACAGTATCGGAGCGGGGCGTGAATATTGGCACAAACGCTACCCGGAAAGCCGCATCGGATTTGCGAAAAAGCGCAATGCCAATACCTCTGCGGGGCGTTACCGGGAATATCGGGTGCCGATGCAGGTGAACCATGCCGAGCAAATGACCGCCTACGCCATCGGTAACCGCGATGAGGTACAACGCCTGCTCGACGGATACGCCACCCATATCGGCAAAAAAACATCCTACGGTTATGGTCGTGTCCTGAAATGGGTGGTCAAGGAGGTGGAATTACCGGAATCTGAGGCCGTGGACACGATATGCAGAAACCGTAGTATCCCTGCGGAATATGCGCGGATAATTGGGGTCAGTGGTGGCTTGTTGCCCGCAGCGGGCTGGACGCCGCCCTACTGGTATCGACCTGCATTCATCGCTTGCGTGGATGCGCGCCGATGACGCCGTTGGAACGCGCCGGATATATTGCCCACGGGCGCACCGCTGCGCATCGACACAAAGTCGCCCGTGCCATGTGCCTGATCGCTGAACATCGCGATTACGCGGTATCTATTTCGTGGGGCAAGGACAGCGGGGCCATGCTGCACATGGCTGCAATGGCTTGTCCCACCATCCGTGTTATCAATATCCGTTACCCGCATTGGGCGGAGCGCTTGGCTGATCATGATCGCGTGCGCGATGAGATGCTCTCCCGCCCGGAAATGGCGGCGGTGCAATACATCGAGTTACCCGCGCCCGGCATGTGGCAGGCATATGAGAAGTTTGGCATCCATGACAGCGAAACTACCGAAGGGCGTGCTGCGACGGCGTGGTTTGACCGACAATTCAATGCAGCCTTTGAGGCGATCGAGGTTGCCGGGCATATCGTGGGGATGCGTGCGGCTGAGAGCCAGCGGCGGACGTGGAATATCCTGAAGCGCGGTGTCCATTATCAGCGAAAAGACGGACGCCGCATGCTGTTGCCTCTGGCTGGGTGGAGTGGAAAAGACGTCTGGGCATACACCGCCACCCACGACCTGCCGTATCTACGCATCTATGACCATGCCACCTATGACCGCGACCGACAGCGATCCGAGATTGCTTTGAGCAGTACTCAAAGTCGGATGCTGCATGCGCAAGGCGAATTTCAGGCATGGCAAATGTGCTATCCCGCCGAATTTCAGGCGTGGTGTGACCGCTGGCCGGAATTGGCGTATAGCTGATCATTAGTGGAGGTAATCTTGGGGCGCGTAGAAACTGGGGTATCTTTTTTTGGCTTGCCTGTGTTTGAAGGGAGATTGATACGGGAGTCAGATATTGCCAAGCTGCCGTTTTATGATTTCTGGCGAGAGAGCGCGCGAGGGTCAACACAGCCAATATTGGACGGAGAGGTTTATGTGTATCTGCATGACTGGGAAGCATTCTGCCGTCTGTTTATCAAGACTGGCAGGCACCGCTATTGCAATTGACAGCCGGGCGCCCGGAAACTATACTAAATCCATTAAGTTGGAATGAGTGCAAGCAAATTCCATCTGAACGTTTCGATAGCCCGCCTTGTGCGGGCTTTTTGTTGTTCCCGCTCTGCGCAAGCATCGGACTTCCGCCCGCTAACGCGGGCTTTTTTATTGCCCGGAGGCAATGATGAACGCTGATTTTCAAACCGCGTTGCGCCTGCTCGCCAACCACGAGGGCGGCTGGAGCAACCGCGACCGTGATGCCGACCCCGGCGGCAAGACGATGTACGGTATCACCCAGGATACCTACAACGATTGGTGTGACCAGAAGGGCAAGCCGCGCGGTGAGGTGCGCAATATCGCCTACGCCGAGGCCGCTGCTATCTACCGCGCCAACTATGCCAACCCCATCCGCTACGAGGACTTGCCGCCCGGTATTGGTTACGCGGTGTTTGACCTCGCTGTTAATGCGGGGGTGTCCAAAGCAGTGCACCTGCTGCAAGAGATGTTGCACATCCGGCAAGACGGCATCGTCAGCAGTCAGACGCTGGCGGCGGTACGTGCCGCTAATCTGCCCGAGCTCATCAAGCGCTACTGCGCCGCCCGCCGCAAATGGCAGCTGCGACGAAAGAATGCGAAGAAAAACCCCGGTTGGGTGACGCGCATCAACGACGTTGAGCGCGATGCGTTGCGTATGGTTGGCGAGGCAGACAAGGCACGCCGTCCAGGGCAATCGCTCAATGATGCGCGCAAGGCTGCGGTTGCTGCGCGGGGCGAGGTGATGGTAGAACCGCCGCTTGACCATGTGCCGGATGACGGACGTAACGCCAAAGCCTACGGCCGCGCCCGCGCCCCTGCCAGCGAGTATGTTGCCCCGGCAACGGGTGCGGCGGCGCTGATTGGCGCGGCTGCTGATACGGCGGCGAGTGCGGGCGACCTGCATGACAATCTCGCCCGCTTCCTGCCGCCGTGGTTATGGTTTGTGGTGCTGGCTGGCGTCATCGGTTATCTCTGCTGGCGGGTGTTCCGTGCTCGCCAGGATTAAGGTCTGGGCGCTGTATGCGCTCACCGCTGTTGTCGTTGCTCTCGCTGTTGCGGTCAATGTGCTGCGCGCACGCAATGCCCGCCTCAATGCGGAGCTGGAGCGGCGCGAGCGTAGCCGTTTGCAGGCAATCGCCGACGGTCTCAAAGCGAGAGCAGCGCGCGCCAACCAGGCGGCGGTCGCATCCAAGCGGGAGCGCGAGGAAGCCGAAAAAGGCATGAAGGAAGGACGACGTGATTATTTCGAGAAGTAAGACGGTGGCTTTGGCCGCCGTTTTTGTTTTTGGCGCGGCGGGCTGTGCGCGGGTGGAGTATGTACCTTTGCCACCGCCGCCCTGCCCGCCGATGCCAGCCCTGCCCGTGGTTAAGGGCACGGATTTGGCGACGTTATCCGATGACGCTTACCGGGATTTGGTGGAGCGCGAGTTGAGACTGAAGGAACACATTGGTCAGTTAAGGAGTATGTGCGATGACGAAAGAAACTGAAGACACCCACAAAGCGGTGTTTGATTGGCGTATCAGCATGGGTAATTTACTGGTTGTCGTCGGCATGATTTGCAGCGGCTTTTGGTTCTTGGCTAATGTGGACAAAGCGAATGCACTACAGGACGCCAAAATCGAGAACTACCAAACTGCGATGCAAACTGCGATTGAAGCAGAACGGCAGGCACGCAAAGATGCAGGCGCTGTCGAGCAGCAGGCACGTCGTGAGGCAGACCAAGATTTGCGCATCCGGATGGACGCTGACCGCGCGGAACAACGACAGCAATACGCAGAGATGCGCCAGCAGTTCGCCAAGCTCAATGACAAGATAGACGCCCTGCTCAAAGAGAGGGGGCGGTAATGGCTCGTCTGACGGCGGAACAATGGGCTGTGGCACGTGCGGATTTTGAAATCCGTGGGCTGTCAGTTACAGAGGTCGCCAAGAAGTACGGATGCGCCAAGTCGTCCGTTTCAGAACGCGCAAAGGCCGAAGGTTGGAAACCGAACAAAACCGAACAAGCTGTCGCGGAAAAATCCAATGCAATCATTAAGCTGGCGCGAACCGAACTGGAAACCGAACAAAACCTAACACCAGCCGAACGGGCTGTGTTTGATGCCGTCGTCATGGACGACGTTACTTTCCGCGCGCAAAACGATGCAGACCTAGAAGCGGTATGCAAGCACATCATGGCACTGTTACCTGGGGTGGACAAACCGGCGGACGCAAAGGTGATTGTGGAAGCTCTGCGTATAGCGAGAGAGTGCCGGTTGGGCAAGACGCCCGACACCGCGATCCAAATAAACAACAACGCCCCAGCGCGTATTGAGCGGGTGATTGTCGATGCGAATTGATACCCCGCGCTGGGCGCTACCGTTATTGCAACCGGCTCGCTATAAGGGCGCGCACGGTGGGCGAGGCGGTGGCAAGTCACATTTTTTCGCCGAGGGGGTTGTTGAGGCGCATTTGCTTGACCCCGACAGTAAGACCGTCTGCATCCGCGAGATTCAAAAATCGCTGCGCCACAGCGTGAAGGCGCTGATTGAGGCGAAGATTGAGAAGCTCGGCGTGCTGTCGCATTTCGACATCCAGCGCGACCTCATCCTCAACCGCCACGGGGGCGGGCTGATTATTTTCCAAGGGATGCAAGACCACACCGCCGACAGCATCAAATCGCTGGAGGATTTTGACCGTGCCTGGATTGAGGAGGCGCAGACGATTTCGGCGCGCTCGCTGCGTCTGCTGCGGCCGACCATCCGCAAGGGTGGGAGCGAGATTTGGGCATCGTGGAATCCCGAAAACGAGACCGACCCGATTGACCAGCTGCTACGCGGCAAGGACAAGCAACCCGGCAGCATCGTGGTTGAGGTGAACATCCATGACAACCCCTTTGCCAGCAAAGAGACGTGGGACGAGTATTACAACGACCGCGACCGCGCGAAACGACGACAGGAGGCGGGCGACAAGAATGCCTGGGCAGACTTTGAACACGTCTGGCATGGCAAGTATGCCGTGCTGTCAGCGGCGCAGGTGTTGGCCGGTTGCTACCGTATTGAGGCGTTTGAGCCGCAAGACGGATGGGACGGCCCCTATTTTGGGGTGGACTGGGGTTTTGCCAGCGACCCGACGGTGATGGTTAAGTGCTGGATAGACGGGCGAACGCTCTACATTGAGCAGGAGGCATGGGGAGAGCATATCGAGACGGTGGACACGCCCGCGTTGTTTGACCGCATCGCGGGGGCGCGGCAACACATCATCCGTGCCGACAGCGCACGGCCAGAGATGATTAGCCACCTGCGCAACCACGGTTATCCGGGGATGCGAGCGGCGGATAAATGGCCGGGGAGTGTTGAGGACGGCATCGGCTGGCTGCGTGGGATGGACATCGTAATCCATCCGGCGTGCAGACACGTCGCCGAGGATGTGCGCTTGTGGAGTTACAAGACCGACCGGCTGACCGGCGACGTACTGCCCAAGCTGGCAGAGGGACACGACCACAGCCCCGACGCTATACGCTATGCCTGCGCGCCGATAATTCGCCGGGGCGGGGCGGGTGTAAGCAGCGTGGTGGCATCCGCCCGCCGCCGCATGGGCAACAGATTATGAGGACAACGATGTTTTGGGGATTATTCAGCAAGGGAAAGGCGCCAACCAAAGTGCGAGCCAACCCGGTCAATGCAGGCGCGCAGTTTGTCGTGCCGACCTACTCGCTCTCGGCGTCTGACGTGGATGAGGTGCTTAAGCGCGCCAACCTGACACGGACTGACCTACTCAAGCTGCTCTACGATGACGAGATTTCCGGCTGCGTCGCCCGCCGGACTGCGGCGGTCATGGGCAATGCTTGGCACATTGAGGGTGATAACACCGACTGGCTCTATGAGGCCATATCCGCCGTGTACGAGGATGCGGTGCGCATCATGATGCAAGCGCTCTGGGTTGGGTCGAGTATTGGAGAGCTCATCTGGCAGGACGGCGAGCAAAAGACCATCCGCGCCATCGTGCCGCGTGTCATCGAGCAATTTAAGGCTGATGCCGATGGTAACCTGATTTGGAAATCGCCGGGTGGCGGCGAAGTGGCTGTCATCCCTGAAAAGGTGCTGCGCGGTGCGGTCAATGTCAATGAGACCAACCCTTACGGCGATGCACTGCTCTCCCGTGTCTATTGGGCGTGGTTCGCCAAGAATTACGCCGAGCAGTTCTGGAGCAAGTTTACCGAGCGTCACGCCTCGCCGATTACCGTCATCAAGAGCGCGGTCAATAC